CTCTGAGTACGCTTAAACGCTTTTGCGAGGTCTTTAACGTAGACATCTCATACTTCGGGATCGAGACTCAGAACTTCGACGAGGCTCTCGACCTTACCTCTCGCATCGAGGCTATTTTTAACGCCGACGATCTACCGGATGAGAAAAAAGACGAGCTTTATCGTACTATAATGGAGATCTACCTAAAAAGTAAAAAATAATCTTAACCTTTGCCGTCTTGGTCTGCCGCGACCTTGACTATCTGATAATCAATTTTTATTTTCTCTTGCTCTGCGTAAAGCTTTATTAACATCTCATATATCTTTTCGACGTCCATAGTACATCACCGCCTCTCGTGGTAAGTTATTCGTATTATGGGCATTTTTTCTAAATCTTAAATCTTTTCGCTAAAAGTTTTCTAAATGAAACAAAAAAAGAGGTGATTTTTTCTTATGAGTCAAAAAATATTAAAGGTCGCCGGATATGCTCGAGTCTCGCATGATGAGCAAAAAAAGTTCGGTTACTCTATAAGTACGCAAGTCGAGACGATAGAGAAGTGGTGCGACGAAAAAAAATATCAGCTCGTAAAGCTCTATATCGACGAGGGTTATAGCGCTAGCAATATGAAACGGCCGCAACTTAAAGAGATGCTCGATAATCTCGAACATCTCGACGCGATCGTTTTTACTCGGCTCGATCGTCTGAGCCGTAGCGTACTCGAGGCTAACAAAATGCTCGAGCTTTTAAATAAGAACGATGTCGCCATGATCGCCATATCCGAGGATAATATCGACACGTCTACCGCTAACGGTATGTTTATGTTTAACCTTAAAGTTAATCTCGCCGAGCATGAGTTAAAAAAGGGATCAGAACGTATAAAAAGTGTGTTCGATTACAAAGTTAAGAACGGCCAACCGATAAGCGGCGCGATGCCGTATGGATATAAGATAATTACCGAGAACGGCATTAAGCGCGTAGTTAAAGATCAGGCCGTGGCGCATATCGTCGAGGATATTTTCGACTATTTTTTAACGCATCAGTCCGTCCATAAAACCGTCATGCATATTAACGAAAAATATAAGATGACGAGATGTTACGAGACTTATAGTAAGTTACTTAAAAAAGAGTTTTATACTGGCACTTATCGAGGTAACGAAAACTTCGCCGAGCCATATATAAGCCGCGAGACCTTCGATAATATACAAGAGATATTAAAGCGTAACATCCGAGTAAAGCGGCACTCGTATACTTATCTCTTTAGCGGCTTAGTTAAGTGCGTAAAGTGCGGCCGTACGATGACGGGCTTTGAGACGACGCATAATAATAAAAATTATTTTTACTACCGTTGCGAGTATAGATACTCGGATCATATATGCGATAACACTATACTAGCTCGCGAGCATATCATCGAGCCGTATTTACTGGATAACATCGACCGACTACTTAAAGACCACATCGCCAAGATAAGCGCGGTCGAGACCTGCGTTAAAGATAGCTCAAAAAACGAGATAAAAGAGTTAAGGCGCGAGCTTGATAATCTTAACTATATGTTTATGAAGAAACGTATCGATATTAAAACTTACGACCGTCTGTACGAAGAAACCGAGGCCAAGATCGAGAAACTAAAAAAAGACGCCCCGAAAAGGTCTAGCGTCGACTTGCATCGCGAGTTTTTAAATAGCGGATGGCGTAGTATCTACGAAGGCATGACTCGAGAAAATAAGCGCTCTTTTTGGCGTTCTATCATTAAAGAGGTAAGTACAAGCCTCGATAATAAAGAGGTCTTTGTAACCTTCTTATAGTCCTCTGAGAAACTACTACGCGCCTGTTGGTGCGTTCCGGTTACTCATAAAAAAGTCTCGACGGCACGAAGGCCAAGCCGAGACGCATTTTTACATTTTATCATAATGTCGCCCATAATAAAAAGACGGTCGGTAAAACCGTCTTTTTTTAATGGAGAAAATCATTTGACTGTACCAGTCGCTTTATAAAGAGAGGTATACGCAAGTGGTAAGATGTCAGAAGGTAAAAGAATTGAAATAAATTAGATGTTATCGCAAGCCCTGCGATCAGCTTGCATTAATAATATTATCTTTTTGAAACCTTTTATGCATTTTAAATAAAATAAGTGTTCGGCCTATTCCAAGTTAAGGCCGTAAGTTTAAATATAAAATTGTGCGACATTAAGATTTTCGGCAAAAGTTGATTATAGATACCACCAAAAAGCACTCTTGCGAGTGTTTTTTGTGCACGATGGTTGCCGAGCCATATTATGCGGCCGTGCCACTACCGCCCTTGAGTTGGATGCATTACATCCTAAAGACGCCAAGCGCCGCGCCTTGCTCTGCGTTCTGCCACGCCCGATCCGAGCTTTTAGATCTCCTCGTTCTTGGCTCATGCGAGGCCATGAGTACATAAAAGGCGTATATCGCTCTTGTACTTTGAGCTCGCCCTTATGCCTACATCCAGTATATTATAATTTACCGACTTTTTTCAAGCTTTCGACTTTATCGTGTATATACGAGTTACCGCCGAGCTTTGTATAATGCTCGTAAGTCTCATAAAATCGCTCTTTCTCGATCTCGTCTATCGGCTTACCTTGTTCGACATCGGCAAGAAAACGGACTAAAAAGTTTTTACTTGTACTCATGTCTACCTCGCCGATATTAGCTTTAAGCTCGTCGATTTTTTGATTAGTTGGCTCAAGTCCTGCGAGTAGCCACTTAGTAGCGGCGGCGCTTATTTTTTGCATTAAGTACTCGATACCTTTAACTAGCCCGACGATCAGCGCGAGCCCTGCGGCGATTTGACCTACTGTTATTAACTCCATCTTTTACTCCCTTTAACTACTCTTCGTATAATATACCGTCACATACGCCTTGCATCCCGAGCGCGCGACACGAGTATTTACCCATACGTTAGCCGACGTTGCATTGAGGCGGATATTTTCCGCTTGGTTTAGGTCGTTCGTTATAACAAATGGTAACGGCCATGCGCCCGCCGAGGATATTGCTATGCCCTCGACTTTTACAAATTTATCAAGGTTTGAGATATTATGCGCCATCGAGTGATCGGCCGCGGTCGATATATCTATCGGGCCGATAGTCTTTTTATAAATCGGCGATCCGTCGATAAATGTACCGCCGGTCTTTACCTCGCTTGCCGTATAAGTGCCGGTAGTTAGGTCTACGCGATACCACTCGCTCCAAGTGCCGTTATCTTTACGGCGAGTCCACATATCTATACCGAAAAAGTCATATGCGACTTGCCTTTGATATAGGTCGTTATGCGCCATATGAAAAACATAAAACCAGTTTGCGCTATTTTCGGGCGCGTTTTGCATATTTGAGCCCATGTATATACCGCTTAAGGTCTCGCAAGCGGTGTTCCAGTCGTCGGTCGGCGCTAAACGTGCGATGCCGCCGATGCCGGTAAACTTGCTTATTATATCCTCATTTTGCACGAAAAGACGGCCGTCGATTTCGACGCTTTTATCGTACTTCGGAAACATATTAAAGCCAGTCGATGACCTTTTGCGGTCGTAGTATACTATCGGCATACCACGGCTTAAGGTTAAGTTATAGGTGGTCGAGCCGAACTTATCCGTCAAGACTACTTGAACGATCCACGCCTCGTCATTATCAAGCGTTAAGACGCTCGTAACATTATCTTGTAGTGCCGTCCATCCCGACCACGTCGTCTCGTCCTCTTTACGTTGACGTACTTTAATATCTATGGTGTTTTTATCATCTACGCTTGAGTAGTTAGCGTCGACTTTAATGTCCGTATCGCTATAAAAGTTATTATGACGTTGTAGAGTTATGATGGCGGTCGGTAACTCCCAGTTTAAGACGCTTATATTTAACTCTTTCGTCGTAGAGTTGCCGCGACTATCAGTTACGGTTACGGATGCCGTCACATCCTGCGACGTGTCAAGCGTTCCGACGTTTAAGGTAGCCGTCGAGCCGCTTATGCTTGCCGAGACCGTCCTACCGAGTACCGTCACCGATGCCGATGCGAGAGTGGCCGATTTAAGCGCGACCGCATCTGTAACATTTACTCTAAGCGTCGACTGATTACGGACGATTTTTTGATTATTGCCAGTTATGGCTACCGTGGCCGCATTACTATCGAGATAAGCGTTATTAAATGTCGGGTTAGCATTAACGACATGAGCATTATAAGCGCAAGTTTTCGAGCCGATTAGCGTCGATCCGTTATATGTTTGAACGGTTACGACGTTACTATATACGTTAGCGTTAGGGATCAGGGCGTAAAGCTCGTCGGCGATGGTAGAGGTATCGAAGGTATAGTTATCGGCGACGCCGGATGCGATGAGCCGATCTTCTGATCCTATTCTTATATATACGCTATGAGTAAAGACGGTCGATGCCCTATTCATATGTATAACGATCTTATCGCCGATGTTAAAGTTTGGCGAGTTGTTCGGATATGAATTAATCGAAGGTTGGCCCCTTCTTGGG